TCGCACCATTAAAAATAGAGAAAATTGTGAAATGTGTCAGTCTGCTTTAGTATATTCTGATGAAGGTTTCCTTACTTGTACAAACGAAAAATGCGGCATCATATATAAAGACATATTAGACCATACTCCTGAATGGCGATATTATGGCGCCGATGACAACCAAAATTCTGACCCAACTCGTTGTGGCATGCCTATTAATCCTCTTTTAGAAGAATCTTCTTTCGGTTGTAAAGTACTATGTGTAGGCAGATCTTCTTATGAAATGCGCAAAATACGCCGATATACTGAATGGCAATCTATGCCTTACAAAGAGAAGGCACGTTACGACGAATTTCAACGCATTATGCTTATGGCAGCCAATTCCGGTATTCCTAAAGTCATTGTTGACCAGGCTATCCTATATCATAAAAAAATATCCGAGCATGAACAGACATTTAGAGGTGACAATAAAGACGGCCTTATTGCGGCATCCATATACATATCATGTAGGATCAATAATTATCCCAGAACAGCCAAAGAACTGGCCACCATCTTCCATTTAGATGTAACCAGTGCTACACAGGGATGTAAAAATGCCCAAGTCATTATTAACCATTTAGAAAAGGATATGGATAATAATGATAAAACTGCTTTCTGTAAAACTAAACCCGAGGCATTCATTGAGCGGTACTGTAGTAAATTGAATATCAATTCCGAGCTCACAAAGTTATGTCAATTTATCGCAATTAAAATAGAAAAACTAAATATGATGCCTGAAAATACACCTCATTCTATTGCGGCGGGCGTAGTATATTTTATATCTCAGCTTTGTAAATTAAATGTTAGCAAAAAAGATGTTAAAACGATCAGCGAAATTAGCGAAGTCACCATTAATAAAATACATAAGAAACTTGAATTACTTCAGCATGAATTAGTACCAGCTGTTATTTTAGAAAAATATAAATAACTTTCTTGATTATTTCTTAGCTAGTCTTTGTTTCTTTGTATTTCTTATTTTTTTTGTCATTTTAACCCCTTTTCTTGTTTTTTTTACATTTTTTCTTGCGTTTTGTTTCTTATTGTTTCGGGTAACTCTTTTTTTATTTCTTCGTTTCATGTTCTTCTTGGATTTTTTACCACCAGTAACAGCAGATAATAATCCCATCCCAGCCAATACTGCCGCACTAACTCCTGCTACAACTCCGAAAGTTCCCACAGTTTCACCTACAAATGTAGCTCCTTGGGCCACATTAGGATTGTCTTGTTTAAATTCACTATATCTTTGTCCAATTTGACCCAATTTTTGTGTTAATTTACCTTCTATTTTTTGATTTGACGCACTATAATCAAATTCATCACTTGATACACCATCTAATTCTTGTGTTATTTCTCCTTTTAATACACACTTTAACATTTTTATACAATTTGCTATATAATTTTTGAAATTATAATATTTGGTTATAGTATCTAAAAACATATAATTACGATCTTCAGGTGGTATACTTTTAATTTTAACTATACTAGTTAATATTTTTGTATAATCACCTATAATTTTAGATAGTTTCATATCACTAATAACCCATCTATATTTTACATCGATTGTACATGTATTTTTGTTTAAATTCCAAGTATAATTTAATAATGATAATGAATAAATAGTATCATCTGAATAAAAAAAGGATGTAAATGTTTTGGTTACAATTATATCAGCATTTTCTTCCATAAATATTTCTATGGTGTTTGTAAATAATTTATTTTTTACTTCTGATGGTTCTATTCCAAATAATTGAGATAATTTTTTTGTATTTTGAGATAAATTTAATAATTCTTCTTCATACGTTTTTTCACCCATTTGTGATACATCAATAATTGGATTACCATTTGAGTCATATATAACTCTTGCAATAGCAAATCTAAACAAAATTTCTTTTTCATTTACATTAAACATATACATAAGTTTTTGTGATAATTTATTCGTAGTAAGATCAGAAAAAAAAATTAATATAGTTAGTATATCAATAAAATATTTATTAAATGTTTCATCAGGCATATTAGATGTTACCTCATTCAATTTGTTATATATTTTATGTAATAAGTTGTCTTCTGTTGTATATTCTTCACTTACAACATTTTCTTGTAATTGGGTTAAATATTTATAATAAGATGCTCCTCTTTTCTTATTTATATCCTCTAGGTTATATAAGTTTTCTTTATTAATAATAGATTTTACTGTATCTTCATCATAAATTATCTCCTTATTTAAAAATATTTTATTTACTTGAGCTATTTCATTAGCAACTAAATTTATTATGTTAAATAAAATTACATTTATATTTAAATCATTATCGAGTATAGAATGGTTTTCCTGACCGAATTGTATGGTTTCAAGCATATCCTCACTTAGTGGTATTCGTGGAGCATTTGGATCATTTAATAAATTATCTAATAATTTTTTGGTCTCTGTAGGTTGTCCATTTATTATATATTCTTCAATTAAATTACTATCTCTAGTTATAGTCATATTAAAATTTGAATGTTTATATTTTGTTATTATCAATTTATCATTATCATTATAAAATTTACCAGTTGGGTTTGTATATGAGTTAACATAATCATCGCTTCTATCCGCGGTGTCATCAGGCTGACTCATCGGTCTTTCTGAATATTTATTTTCTAAAATATCAACAAATAAATTACAGTCTTTCCTCGTGATATTTCTTATTATTTTTTTATTTTCTTCTTCTTCTTTTTTCAGTTCTTCTTCTGAAAGTTCTGAGGGTTGTTCTTCGTTTTGTTGCGGTTCTGGTAATTGTGACTCTGGTACAGGTAAGTCATCAAGTATTTCTTTCTGAAAATTTTCATGCACCGATGGATCAAAGTTTTCTAACTGTTCTTGTGCACGCTGTTTAGCTTCACGTCTTTCAGCACCTTCTCTAATAATTCGTGCTGATCGTTCTGCGTCAGTTTCTTCTAGTGGTTGATCAAATTTTCTTAACCCTTCCGTACCAAGTATAGCTTTTGAAACATCATCATCATTTATTGGATTAAGATTAACGTCTTCAGTTATTGGATTTTGATTCATAATATTACTTATTATAATCAAATAAAATAAAATAAAATAAATATACATTCGTATTTGTAAAAGAATTATATTTCTTCTATATTCTATATTTTATGTCTAAAATTACAAATAATTCTGTTCCATTAGTTGTATTTATTGTACCTTATAGAAACCGCCCTCAACACAAGTTCTTTTTTTCTAACTATCTGACATCCATTTTAAAATCATCCGATCTTGGATCCAGTTATGAAATATATTTTTCTCATCAATGTGATGCCCGTTCATTTAACAGAGGCGCTACTAAAAATATCGGATTTCTTGCTGTCAAAGAAAAGTATCCTAATGATTATCAAAATATCACATTTGTTTTTAATGACATCGATACAGTTCCATTTAGCAATATTTTTGACTATACAACTTCTTTCGGAATGGTAAAACACTTTTATGGTTTCAAATATGCTCTTGGTGGCATCGTCTCTATTACTGGTAAAGATTTTGAATTAATCAACGGATATCCTAATTTTTGGGGTTGGGGAATGGAGGACAATGTGTTACAAAAACGCTGCGAATCCGCAGGACTAATCGTTAATCGTGACCAATTTTATCCTATTGGAAGCCCAGATATTTTACAATTGTTTGATGGTGTTTCTAGACTTATCAATAAGAAAGACCCCTGGAGAGCAACCCATGATAATGGTATTGATGGACTAAAAACAATTCATAAACTCTCTTATGACATAAATATGGAATCAAAAAACCCTTTAGACAATATTCATGTAGTTATGTCTGACAAAATATTTGTTATTAATATTGATACATTTATGACAGGTACTCGTTTTGAGCATGATAACTATTTTCAGTATGATTTGCGTGAACCACCCAGAAAAATAATACACCCTGACAGAATAAAAACAACCAAAATGTCAAATTCTATTGACGATTGGACCAGCATTCCTTTTTATCCTACTGCGGAAAAGAAGAAAGAAATGATACAAGAATATGGTAAAACAAAGGCAGAAGAAATTATTGAATATAGTTTCAACAATTCGGTAGATCCTACCGTAGCCGTTATGCCTCCTCAAATACAACAACAACAACAAAAAGCCATTTCTTTGGCTCAAATACAGCAATACAATCAGCTAATGCAGCAATTTAATTCAAAAACACGTATTATACCACCAAATATTAATAAATTTTCCCCAGCGTATTCGCGCATTATTGCGGCAAAACCAAAGGCAGGTAAATCCGCTAATATTCGCTTAGGTGGCGTGTATTAAACCAAAAATAAATTATACTGTAAAATATTAATATAAAAATATATTATTTATATTAATATTATGAATTCTTTAAAAGACATAACTAACATATTTTACATCAATTTAGAACACAGGGTAGACCGAAAACAGCATGTTGAATCACAACTTGAATCAATTGGTTTAAAAGGTACACGTTTTAATGCTATTAAAATGGAAAATGGGGCTATTGGTTGTAGTATGAGTCATCTTAAGATTTTACAGCTAGCGCTCAAATCTGGGCTAGACCATATTCTAATTGTAGAAGATGATATTTTGTTTTTGGATCCTCTGCTATTCAGAAGCCAATTAGACATGTTCTTACAAAAGCAGGATTCTAAAAGTTGGGATGTCGTTCTTATTGCTGGCAATATTATGCCACCTTATGAAAAAGTGGATGATACATGCGTTAAAGTATCTCAATGTCAAACTACTACTGGCTACTTAGTAAACGGACATTATATTGAAAAACTTTTAAATAATGTAAAAATGGGGTTAACTAATTTGATAAAAAACCCTGAAAATCGTTTTCAGTACGCAATAGACATGCATTGGTTTTCATTACAAAAGGCAGATAATTGGTTTTTAATTACGCCGCTAACGGTAGTTCAGAGAGAAGACTATAGCGATATTGAAAAGAAGGTAATTAATTATCAAAGTTCCATGACAGATTTAGATAAGAAAGAAATAATAAAAAAAATAAAAGAATATGATGAACATCAATTAGAACAACAAAGGTATCAAGATATAATGGCTAAGTTTAGAGGCAGAATGAATATAATTTGATTTAATACTCTTCCAAAATTTCAAATGTAAAATATATCTCCCAATTTTTTTCTTTATTTTTTTCAGGAAACCATTCATATTTTTTATCTAATTCCATTTTTAATTGATTATTGATATATTTGTATCCATTTTTCAGTTGAATTAGAGCAAACATCTTCCTATTTATGGATACAACAATTGGTTTGTTTGTTTTTATAGCTTTGTCTAGTACCCAACATTGTGACTCATAAACACAATATTCTTTATTTTCGTAACTATTTAAAAAATCTTGACCAACATAAAGATTTAAATTAGACATTATAATTTGTAATATTACAAATTATAATCTATAATTATATAATTCAATTTTTTAACAGAAATCTACAAAATATTTGTTAGTATCTAATGGCAACATATTCATTTTATAAATATCTTTTAAATAATATCCGACAGCATAGTCTTCCAAATACTCAGCTTCAATTTGTTGCTTCCTTTCTTCCAATAAGAAATGAATTGCTTCCTGAGATAAAAAGTAAAACCGACCACTACAATATTTGGTCGCTTGTACTAACAAATCTTGAGGCAGCTCAGCATGAATACGATAATATTGGCTTTGATATGTCTGTTTTACATTGACAATGTGCCCGCCATAATGTAATCTTGCCTCGGGGTCATCATATTTTCTATTTAAAAGTGATATAATTGTATCAAAGATTTTTATATTAGTTACTTGTTGATCATCATCTGTTTTAAAAATGTATTTAAATTGGTAAACTGATTGTATTGCTTCAAATGCTCGTATTACTTTTTTTGGTAAAGAATTATAGTCATCTTCCACTTTAACTAACAAAATATTCTCTTCTATTAAAAATTTATAATTATTTGTTAGTTCAGGATCACCTAGAACATGGAAATATTTAAGATTAGCAGGAATATTCGGTAGCCATGTTTCCTTTTGTTTTTCCGCTTTGAAACGATATCGTTGGCAATTAAAAATTAAAAGAATGTAGTCTTGTATTTTAAACATGTTTTATAAATAGAAATATATTAGACTTTTACAAAAATCTTTAAGTTGAAATTTATAAATATTATATTTTGATTTCTAACCAATTTTGATCCAATCAACTGGAAACAAGTCTCCCGTATCATGCGTTTTTTGTAATTTTGGTCCAAACCATGTTGCCGGATATAATACTTTTTTTTGCCGATATATGTTTAAATAAGCCCCCCACCAACTAAATGTACTATTGGCAATTATATTGTTTCGACACAGACTCATCAATATGAGTTGCTCCCAATCTTCTAATTCCGGATCCGCCCTAATAAATTCTATAACTGGAAAATCTGTTTTTAATATGCTTATTATAATTTCCACATCTTCTAAATCTTGATCTTCACAAAAATATAGAACTTTTGTTACCAAAAGGCAATTTAATGCGGCTCTATAATAGTCTACTGATAATATTACATAATGATCTAAAAGCTTTTTATAATCGCCTAATCTGAAATGCATAGATGTCGGAAGTTCGTCATTAATTAGTTTCCGATATTTGTTAGTTAATTCAACTTTTATGTCATCTATTTTTAATAATCTATTTATTGTTTGAAAACAATTATTAAAATATTTGAAGCTTTGAAAATATCCATTTAGTACCTTTATTTTATTTTTTTGAATAGGTAAATGTAACGGTAACGGTAACTCATCGTACATAAATGCCTTTTCTCTAATTATTACCAAATTGTCTTTGTTAATTAATTCTGGATCTATTAAAAATGGTTTCAAACTTTTTAAAAAATTGTCCCAATATGTATGCCTATCTGTTACAGAGCTTTTTAATTCATGTACATTTAAAAAAACGAATTTTTGATTTGTTTGAATTGCGTACGCAATCGTTGTATAAATTTGAAATAATTGGTTTCCTAGTCCGCCTTGTAATTTACACGTTAACATACTTAAATATAATATCTTGAGTTATATTTAAGTTATTATTTAATTATTTGGTTATTTATTTCTCAGCTCTTCATGTTTATTTATATCCTTTATCGGATGAAAAACATGTGTTTTTAATTTTAAAACATCTGTTTCTTCATCAAAATCTCTCCTAAATACCACATTTGTTAGTTCTTCCGGTCCAAAATGGGTAAGTTTAAAATGTTTTGTAATTGTCGGAAACAGCGCCTCTAAAAAGAACAAGGTTTTATATCTTTGGGCATACCACCTAATTCCTTGTAGCAATCGTTTTGACATTCTTGTTATACACATCATCCCAGAATAATGTGGTTTATCAAGTTTTATATCTATTAAAGACCATAACCAAGGAAATTCATTTATATTGTTAGTTGTTTGTGATTTGAAATCGCAATTCGCAATTAAATCTTGGTTTTCATATTTTTCATCTAAATTGGTTAGCACATTTTCTTCCAAAAAAAATACATCATCTTCTATAAACCATACTTGTTTGTACATGTTAGGTATGATAACTGAAAAAAATAGTAGAGCCTTATCCCAACCACTAATACGTTTTTTAATTCCTATGTAATTCACATTTTTGTATCCATGATTTAAACATAATTGTTGATCAAATTGAATTATATTCAGCATTTTATATTTTTTTTGGAAATGTAACATGCTTTTATCCGAATCAATAATAATATATATATCATAACTAACAAATGTTGCTAAAAAGTCTAAATATATTTCGGTTGGTTCTTTCACTATTAGCGCTATCGCTCTTTTTTTTACTGGCAGATTAAAATCTTTGTTCATTAATACATTTATTAGATTTTATTTTCTTTAAAAATCCTCATTTAGATCAAACGCTATATCCGCGTTACTTTTGTTTGCTAATGCGTAATCCCCTAGGCGTTTTTCGAAGAAATTTGTCTTCGAATCTAAGCTAATTAATTCCATCCAAGGAAAACAATTGGTCACATCATATATCTTGTCATAGCCCAATTGTACAGATAATCTGTCGGCTACAAATTGTATATATTGAGTCATCATCTGGCTATTCATTCCTATTAGTCGGCACGGCAATGCTTCACAAATAAACTCCGTTTCTATTTCTACTGCCTCCTTGATTATTTCATGAATTCTTGCCTTATTCATTTTTTTTATCAATTTACTATAAAGTAATATCGCAAATTCGCAATGTAACGCTTCATCACGCGAAATTAGTTCATTGGAAAATGTGAGCCCAGGCATTAATCCTCTCTTTTTTAACCAAAATATACTACAAAATGCGCCGCTAAAAAAGATACCCTCCACGCACGCAAAGGCAACAAGACGGGTCGCAAAACTACTGCGATTATCATGTATCCATTTTTGCGCCCAATCTGACTTCTTTTTTATACACGGAAAATTTTCTATTGCGTTGAATAGCCTATCCTTTTCTAAACTGTCTTTGATATACGTCTCAATTAATATGCTATAACTTTCGTTATGGATATTTTCCATTGCTATTTGAAATCCATAGAACGCTCTTACCTCTGACACCTGAACATCGCTCATAAATCGTTGCGCCAAATTCTCCAAAACAATACCATCCGATGCCGCAAAAAATGCCAATATCATTGAAATATAATACCGTTCATCGTTGCTGAGACCATCCCAATGCGACAAATCTTTGGTCAAATCAATTTCTTCGGCACGCCAAAAACAGTCCACTTGTTTTTTATACATTTGCCACACATCATCGTAACGAATTGGAAACATTACAAACCGATTATCGTCAGGGGCTAGCAAAGGTTCAGTAATATTTTTAGACATCCTAAATAATATATATCAAAGATTTTAATATTTTTTATAATATATATTTAAAAATTTTTTATGTTTCAATAAAATAAGAATAGATGGTTTCACACAAGACAAATGATAACATAGCAAAAAGAGATCTTAAATTGTTACAGTTAGAAGAAGAAATTAAAAAAAAGAAAGAATTCCTTTTGAAAAAAAGGAAGGAACTAGAAAAAAAAGAGAAATTAAACTTATATTTAGCAAAAGTAAAAGAAGATTATGATAATTATTATGAAG